CTTGATGTCATCTCCGGGAAATCCGGTGTGCGTCACCAGGATGCGTGTGGCGACCTGCGCCAGGATCGGCGGCACCCACTTGCCGGTAGAGGGCGGGCTCACCGGGGTATTGGCGGCGGTGACGCCACTGACCGGGATCGGCGCCGGCGGGAAAACCGAGAGATCGAAGACAAAGGGCTGGTCGTGGCCGGGATAGAGGCCGGAGGCGACCATGCCGTAGAGGGTGTCGCCGATCACGGTGAAGCCGCTGACAAACCCGGCGCCCGGGATGGTCGCCAACAGGCCGATCAGATCGATGGCGGCAGGGCGACAGACAAAGTTGCCGCGCGTCGAGGGGTCCGGCACCAGATTGGTCAGCGCCCGCATCGCGCCGCGCGCGACGTTCGTTCCGTCTACCGCGTCGCTTAAGCCCCTGGCTTGGAAGTTTACCGCGGCCGGGTTGCGGAGCGAGGTGGCCATCTCAGCATACCGGAAGCGTCAACGCAGTACCCAGCGCGAATGTCAGCAATACTTGCCACCCAGCCACTTTTGTGTTCTTGGCTCTTCTGTACCCACCCCCAGGCGCCGAGGCAAAGTTGCGGGCGTCTAGTTGAATAGATTGCGCCCTATTTGTCTTATCCCCATCCTTCTGCAAGTACTTGCGGATCCGCGTATCGGCCAGCCCGTGCAGGTTTAAGGCCCGCTGGTCGTCGCTGATCTCGCACAGCCGGGACGCCAGCTCGGTGATGAGGTAACCCTCGTCGGGGAACCACGGCACGGCCAGGTGATTGACGATCGGCGGCATCTGCCGCTGGTAGCGCACGGTGACCGGATAGCTGCCGAGCGGTGGCGGGTAGACGTAGGCGCGTGGCGCGATGCCAAAGAACACGCTGGCGCCGTCGAGGCTACGCGAGGTCGGCAGCGACAGCACGATCTGGCTGGTGGCGCCGTTGATCGAGAGGATCGTCGAACCCGGCTCGATCCCCTCTCCGGCCGCCGAGAGGCCGACCGTGAGACCGGCTAAGGTCGGCAGGTTCGAGACCGTCCCGTCGGTGCCGGTGATGTCGCCGGTGGTCGAGAGGATGATCCGCTGCGTCAGCGGGCCGCCCATGTCGGTGGCCCACAATTCCGGCAGCGACTTGCTGTTGTAGAATTGCGGGTAGCCGTCGAACTCGGCGAGGTCGATCGGCGTCATATAGATCGGCTGATAGCCAAGAGGGTATTCCGGGGCCGGATATTTGTACCAAGCCGAGCCGGAGGCCCCGGTGGCGCCGGAGGAGCCTGACGTGCGCAGGTAGTCTAATGGCAGAACGTAAGGGCCGCTGCCGAACATCGAGGCCAGCGACGGGTTGAAGGGAAAATTGTAGACGCCCCGGGCCAGTGCGAAATCGTGATGCTGGCAGATGTCGCTGAGGATCGCGTTTAGGTTGCGGATGCCGAAAGTCGGCAAATAGCCCGGCACCTTGGCGCGGTAGACCGCCTCCTCGAGAAGCTCGAAGGCGGTCAGCATCGGCTATTCGGCAGCGACGATCGAGAAGACTGTCGGCATGCTCTCCCCGAGCGGTTCCTCCGGAGGCGGCCTCCCGGCGATGATCGCCTCCAGGCGCGGGATCTCCAGCTCGTCGAAGCGGATCGTGTCGATGATGCCCTGGAGCGTCGATTGCGCCTGCGTCACCGCGTTGATGTCGGTCGGCAGCGGTTGCGCCGCATTGGCGTTGCGCCGGGTCTGCACCAGCTGCTGGACGTGCGCTTCCTGCTTGGCGATGGCGTCGTGCAGGGCGCGCTCGGCCTTCTCCAGCTTCTCGCGGTTTTGGCGAAGCCGCAGCCTGGCAAAGGGCAGGTCGTGCTTCGCCTTTTGTCTCGCCGCAGCATCGCCGATCCGGTCGAGGAGTTCGTTCAGATCCTTCAAACTGGCCGTGCGGTCCTCCGCCACCTCGTAGGCGATCATCTGCCCCTCGGCGATCTGGAAGTGGTAGGCGATCTTCATGCCGGGGACGGCAATCATCTGATTGAAAACCGGGTCGCTCATCCGATGCGCACCATGTTGTTTGCCTCGTGCTGCTGACGGCGCAGCCCGTGCAGCCGGCCCTTGCCCTCGAAATCGAGTTCGTTCTGTTGCAGGCAATAGAGGATGTGGCGAAGGTCGAGGGCGCGACCGAGCGGCATCGTCGCCGGTTGGCCGTGCTGGTACGCCACCCCGTCGATGGAGATGCTTGGCGCCGCCACGCCGCCGGTGTCCGAGACGAAGGGCAGCGTCGGGGTCACCCGGACCCGCCGCGCCATGCGCTCCCGCACCTGTTTGCGCTCGACCTCCTCGGGCGTCAGCAGCCCCGCCGCTTCCCGCGCCGTCTCCTTGGCCCGGTCGCGCGCCTGCTGCCGCAGCTGTTTGCGACGCTCCTCGCGGGCATCGCGCTCACTGTCCTCGAAGAACTGCAGAAGCTCTTCCTGGGTCAGCATCTCCACCGTCTCGGGCGGCAGCATCGAGAGATAGATGTCGAAGGGCGTCTGCGGCCCCGGCTCGACTATCGGTTCGGGCTCCGGCGCCAGACCCTGATCCTGGGTCAGCGCCATTTCCTCGACGGCTTCCTCGACTTCCGGCTGATCGCTCACGGTCTGGGCGCCCTCCTGCGCAGCTAGTTCACGCTCGCGCTTCTTGCGCGCATACCGCTCACGCCACTGCGCGTTCTTGGCCAGGCGCCGCTCCTCGGCAAGCCGCCGCCGAGCGTCCTCTTCCGCGCCTGCGGGAACATCAGATGGCAACTGACTATCTGGCCCGCCGAAGAACTCCGCGTCTGACATTAGGCAAAAGCCCAGTTAGGCCCGGCAACCGCCCCGGCGGTCACCAGGACGACGCCTCCGGTAGACGGATCGATCGCGATCACGTCGCCCGGATAGATGCGCAGCTGCCCCCGGTTCGGCACGAATAGGATGCCGTAATTAGAAAGCCCGCCGACACCCGAGATGTGGGCTGCCGGCGTGCCCGTCCTCTGGTCATCCTTGATCAGCTGGTTGAGCGCCGCCACGTCGGCGATGCTCGCCGGCCAAGTCAGCGCGGTCAGCGTCGTAGCCGCCGTCGTGCCTGCAGTACCTAGCGCCATCGGCGAGCCTCCTCAACCGGCGCCTTGGAACCAAGCATTGATCTTCGCCAGCTCGGTGGCATTGATAATCGGCGTGCCGGTCGAGCCGGCAAAGGTTGCGCTGGCCGCATCGAGCGCCGTCTTGATGTTAGCCAGCGTGATCGCCCCGGCAGTGCCGGGAACAGGCTCCGCATCCTGAAAATACTTGGTCTGCGCAAAGGGCGCCGCGCCCGGCAAAAGGCTCTGCCCGTAAGACGGACTATCAGCGTTAAGCCCAGCCAACGCCGCAGAGCCAGAACCAGCCGGCACCGCCTCAACCCGTATCCGCACTTCAACCCGAAGTCCCATAGTCGGCATGTCGATTACTCCTGATTAGCCGGATCAGCCGAACGCCCCGGTGCTGGATGCTGTACTTTCCATGGCGGCAACGAAGCGCTGGTTAAGTACAACCCACCCCTCCATGAACTTGTACCCCCAGGACCTTAGCTGATTCAACGGGTCGCTCTTATCGGCATCGCTTAACTTGAACCACTGCACATTATCCAGCTTCAAGGTAGCGAATGCCTCCTGGCCAAAAACATACGTCCGATACACGGTAACGCCGGTGGCGGGGGCGGATGGCGGTATCTGGTAGAGGCCGAGGCCGGTGACGACGCACACCGTGCCGGGCGGCAACTGGATGGCGTGGCCGCTGTAGGGACCGCTGGTCGGGGCGGCGGCATTGGCGGTAAGTCCCAGATTAACCGGCTGGGCGCCGGTGCCGACCCCGACATAGATCGCGTAGGTGAAACCCGCCGTCGAGGGCACGGTGACGGTGATGCCGCCGGTGGTGACCGAGATGTCGTTCGACAGTTGGTAGATGCGGCTCTCGTAGAAATTCTGGTTGTCCCAGCCGGTAACTTGAACTGTGTAGGTAGCGGTGGTCAATGACCCCACAGCATTAGCGCCCTGTACCGCAGCGACGCCGGTCC